GGGGCTGCGACACCATCAGATACAGATAGGGCAGCCTGTGAACATCTTGGGTTTCCATATTATATCTATAGTATTGAGCATGATCATTGGGAGTCGTTTGAGCCTACAGGTTGGAAAGCACCTTCATTGATTGGGCGAAAATTTATCTGGGGAAAATATGATTGTTGGAGTATAATTTCTGATTGGTATTTAGAAACAAAAAATATAAAATTAATGGATTGGAAAAGACCTAAAAAATTAAAAGATTTTATAAATAATCCAGAATTTGAAAAAGCTTTACCTTTAGGTGGGTTTGTAAAACAAGAATCTAATAAAAATATTAAAACTGGTGATGTTTTGCTTTTTGAATCTCTTACGGGTAATTTAGATCATACTGCTGTTTATATAGGTGATAACATGATTTTAATTCATAATATAAAAGCATTGAGTTGTAGAGAACCTTTTGACCTAAGATATCAACAGGCACTAAGAGGGGTTTACAGATATGCGTCTTAAAAAAATTAAAGTATATGGTAAGTTAAGAAAATTTTTAGGGAAGTCATATCTTATGGCTGCTGTAAAGTCACCACAACAGGCAATGAGTTTCTTGATTGCAAATTTTGAAGGAATACAAAAACATATGAATGATCAAATTTATAAAGTAAAAATGGGCGGTAGAGTAATCACAGAAGAATATCTTTCAATGTCTGGACAAGGTGACATTCAAATAATACCAGTTGCTACAGGATCAGTGCTTAAAATTGTTGCTGGTATTGCTGCTGCTGCTGGTGCAGGTGCTGTTGGTGCTGCTGTTGGTGGTGTTATTGGAACTGTTTTAACAACAGCATTAACAACAATTGGAACTACAATGATAATAGGAGGTGTTACTGACCTTTTATCACCACAAAATCCAATTCCTGATGTTTCAAGTGTAAGTGATATTGATCCATCAATAAGAGGGTCATATTCGTTTAGCGGCATCCAGAATGTAAGTTCAAGTGGTGTTCCAATACCTATAATTTATGGTCTTGTTTTTAGCGGTTCAATTATAATTAGTTCGGGTACTGATTCTACACAAGTTGTTAAGAGCATAACCTGATGCCTAGATTAGTTGATGATCAATTATTTGGAACCGATAGAAAGGTAGTTGATCCTGACCTTATAGACGGTGGTCTGCGAAGTAAACAATTTGCGACAGTATTAGATTTACTTGGATATGGTGAAATAGATTCAATTTTTGATGAAGGTGGTTCTGGTACTGATACATTTAGAAAAAATGTTTTTCTTGATGGTACACCTTTGCAAAATGCAAACGGTGAAGAAAATTTTTCAGATGTAGAAGTTTTTTTTAAAAATGGAGCATCAGATCAAACATCATTACAAGAAATTAATGCAATAGAAAATACTATTCCCGTAGCTGTCGAAGTTACAAAAGCAACCCCTGTTACAAGATCAATAACAGATACTACAGTCGACAAGATAAGAATAACAATTCAAATCCCAAGTTTACAAAATTTCAAAGATGACGGAGATATAACTGGTACAGAAGTAAAAATATCGATTCAAATTGTAGAAAATAATGGTATTATTCATAATCCTGTTGTTGAAGATTCTATAGATGGTAAGGCCACAAGTCCATTTGTAAAAGATTATGAAATTAAGTTTGAAAAAACAATGAGTTTCCCTGTTTCAATAACAGTTATAAGGAATACGGATGATAGTGCAGAAGCAACATTACAAAACAAAACAAATTTTTTATCATTAACTGAAATAAATACAGATACAAGTGCTTATCAAGGTTTTGCTTATGTTGGAATAAGATTTAATGCACAGGAATTTCAAAGCTATCCAAAGCGTATGTATCGTATCAAAGGCACAAAAATTAAAGTACCCCATGATACAACAATAGATACTAATAATGGAAGAGTCATTTACCCTGACAGTTATACCTTTAATGGTACTTTTAAAACAGACAAGGAATGGTGCTCTGACCCCGCATGGATTTTATATGACATATTGACAACAGATAAAGGTTTTGGTGGTACAGACGGGATTATTGATGAAGATACATTAGATGTTTTTAGTTTTTATTCTGCGAGTGCTTATGCGAGTGAATTAATTACAGACCCTATAACTGAAACAACAGAACCAAGATTTAGTTGTAATGTAATTCTCAATCAAAAAAATGACGCCTATTCCTTGATAAATGATTTATGTTCTGTGATGAACGCGATGCCATTTTATAGCAATGGTAGTTTGCAGATTTCTCAGGACAGGCCAACTAATACATCAACTAATACATCAGATGCACAATATGTTTTTAATAATTCAAATGTTACAGAAGAAGGATTTAACTATCAAGGAGTTGGACAGAGAACAAAATATACAGAAGTAGAAGTTGCTTATTTTGATAATGATACTCAGACAATAGATTTTGAACTTGTAACAACTGCTGACATTACAGCCTTGTCTGGTTCTATAACAAAATTTGGTAGAACAAGAAAAACTTTAAAAGCTTTTGCCTGTACTTCAAGAGGTCAAGCTAATAGATTGGGTCGTTGGTTTTTATATTCTAATTTAAAAGAATCTGAGGTCGTTACTTTTACGACTACTCTAGAAGCTGGTGTAATCGTAAGACCTTCTACAATCATTGCTATCGCCGATTCATTAAGGGCAGGGGTTAGAAGAGGTGGTCGTATTAAATCTGTTACTGATACAACAACAATTGTTGTAGATGATGCAAATAATACTGATTTAACAAGTGAAAATTCTGCTACATTATCAGTTGTTTTATCTGATGGTTCAGTCGAAACTAGGTCAATTAGCTCTATAAGTGGCACTACTATAACGGTTTCTTCTGCTTTTTCTTCTGCCCCTTTAGCTAACAGTATATGGGCGATAGAAAATACTTCTGTTCAATTTCAAATTTATCGTGTTGTTTCTATAGAAGAAAAAAATGATTCAGAATATACAATCACAGCAGTAATACACGATACAAATAAATATGCACAGGTAGAGGATACAACTGTTGCTGCTAACCCAAGAACAATAACAACTTTATTAGATGAAAAACCTTCTCCGAGTAACCTAACAGCAACAGAACAGATTGTTGTTTTAAATAACAGAGCCGTATCAAAAATATTTGTAGCATGGGAACCAGTACAGGGAGTTAAAGAATATTTACTAGAATTTCAATATGAAAATGATAATCCAGAGAGATTAAGGGTTGCAAGACCTAGTTTTGAGCTTTTTGAATCAAGATTAGGAACTTATACTTTTGCAGTTAAGTCTGTAAATAGTTTAGGTAAATTAAGCAGTGGTACTTCAAATTTTACTTTTATTGCTGCTGGAAAAACAGCTTTACCAGTAGACCCTTCAAATCTAACTATTGAACCAATTTCTGAACAATTTGTAAGATTGAGATTTACTCAATCTACAGATGTAGATGTTTTACATGGTGGAAATGTTATTGTCAGGCATACACCAGAAACAGGAACTAATGCTACTTTTTCAAATGCAACAGAAATTATTCCAGCACTTGCGGGTAATATTTCTGAAACTCTTGTTGGATATTTAAAAGGGACTTATCTAATAAAATTTAAAGATGATAGTGGTAATCTTTCTGAAAATGCAGCAAAAATTATAGTCACACAACCAGATTCCCAACCACATCAAGTTATTTTAACTGAAAGAGAGGATACTGATTCACCACCATTTCAAGGAACTAAAGTAAATACATTTTATGATTCAACCTTAGATGGTTTAGTTTTACAGGGTACAACTTTAATTGATGATATAACAGATTTTGATAATATAACTAACTTTGATTTTGCTGGTCATTCTGATATTACAACAGGGCCAATATCTTCAACAGGTTCTTATGAATTTCAAAATGTTGTTGATCTTGGTGCAAAATTTAACCTTATTTTAAAACGTAGATTTGTAACTGCTGGGCTTTTGCCAAATGAACTTATTGATTCAAGAACTGCAAATATTGATACATGGACTGATTTTGATGGGGATACCGCAGAAAATGTAAATGCAAAATTACTAGTTGCATCAACAGATATTGACCCTGCAACTTCTGTATCAGCTATCTACGAACAAAGCGGGACTACTATTACAATCACAAAAAGTTCGCATGGTTATTCTGTTGGAGATTTTGTTGTAATAGATTTCGCCTCTGGTGGTGCAACAGATGGTAATTATGAAATCAAAACAGTTTCAACTGATGCTTTTACAGTTACAGCAAGTACTAGTGCAACAATATCAAGCGGTACATCCTGTTCATATGGTGCAAACTTTACACAATTTAATGTTTTTGCGAATGGTGAATATTCTGCAAGAAGTTTTAAATTTAAGTGTGAATTAGAGTCAAATGACCCTGCACAGAATATTAATGTATCTGAATTAGGGTTTGAAGCAAGTGTTAAACGTAGAACAGAAACTGTAAATACAGCGATTGCATCTGGAACTTCTGCAAAAACTGTGACATTCACACATCCGTTTTTCACGGGAACCAGTGATTTAGGAGGATCAACAACAGCATTTTTGCCAACAGTAGGAATAACGCTTGAAGGTGCTGTTTCAGGTGATTATTTTAAAATAACAAGCATTACAGGAACACAGTTTGTTATAGAGGTGAGAGATAGCAGTAATAATTTCAAAAATTTAAATTTTAAATATACTGCAATTGGATTTGGACGAGGCTCTTAATTTGCTTTATACTATGTTTAAATCTTTCTAGTGTTTTAAAAATGGCTACACATGACTATATAATTGATAACGGTACTGGTGCAGCTGTTAGAGCGGATTTAAATAATGCTTTAGCTGCAATTGTAAGTAATAATTCAAATTCATCAGAGCCTGCCACTAAATACGCTTATCAATGGTGGGCTGATCTTAGTAATAATGTAATGAAAATTAGAAACTCAGCTAATGATGGGTGGATTGAATTATTTCAACTTGACGGAACAATAACTCTTGAAGACGGTTCTGCAAGCACCCCTGCACTTGCTTTTAGGGATGATTTAGATACAGGAATATTTTCTGGTGGTGCGAATCAATTTAATATTGCAACAGGTGGAACGGAAAGATTTATCATAGACTCCTCTGGAAGGGTACTTATAGGAACCACTACTGAAGGTCATGCAAGTGCTGATGATTTAACAGTTAATAATTCTGGAAATGGTGGTATCACCATCAGAACTGGAACAACCAGTAATGGTGCTATTTTCTTTAGTGATGCAACAAGTGGTGATGCTGAATTTGATGGCTTCGTTCAATATAATCATGGTACTGATCCATTAATGCAGTTTGGAGTTGGTGGTGGCACAAAAATGGCTATAAAAGGAGATAGCGTAGGTATCGGAACAAATAGTCCAAGTGGAAGTCTTCATGTAAATGCAGCTTCTAGTGTAGATGGCCCTGTTTTTGATAGCGGTGGAACTAATAATACAAACCATGCTTTTTTAGTTAGAGATAGTGCTAATAATCAACTTGTAAGAGTTAATAATAATGGAAAAGTAGGTATTGCAAATTCCTCACCTTCTGAAATCCTTCATGTGACAGGTAATATTTTAGCTTCTGGTACAATTACTCCTAACTCAGATATTGTATTTAAAAAAGATGTAGAGCCTTTACAAAATGCTTTGAGCAAAATTACACAATTACTTGGAATTAATTTTACATATAAAGATAATAATGAAAAATCAATGGGATTAGTAGCACAAGATGTCGAAAAAGTTTATCCTGAATTAATTAGAGGAGAAGAAGGAAATAAAAGTTTGAATTATATGGGTTTAACTGGTGCCATAGTTGAAGCAATTAAAGAATTATCAGACAAAGTTGCAGCTTTAGAAGCCGCTTAGTAGAATTAAATAAATAAAATTTATTTTATGTCACCTCAAGAACTTTACGAAGAAACAAAAACTCGTCTTGATCTTAATATTGCAAAAGCACAAATGTTAGAAAGACAAATACAAGAAAAAGTTGCAGAAAAAAATGAATTAATTCAACCAATAATTGAAGATCAAGGTGCATTAAAGCAACTTGAAAAACTTATTGAAATAAAAGATGTTCAAATTGTAGAATCAAAGTAGAATATAAATAAATCATTTTGATCATGGCTGTAACTTGGAATGTAAACTCTTTAGCAGGGTTAAAAACTGTTGGTAGTTTATCTGATGTTGTAACGACTGTTCATTGGACTGCTTCTGAAACATCAACTGTTGATGGTGTTGACCATATTGGTTACAGATATGGCTCTGTATGTCTTGCCGATCCTGATGCGTCAAGTTTTGTTGCTTATGGTTCAGTTAGTAAGGATAATGCTATTGCATGGGCAAAGGCAGCTTTAGGTTCTGATGAAGTAGCTGCTATTGAAACAAGTGTAGCTGCACAAATTACAGAATCAAAGACACCTACTGCATTTTCTGGTACACCTTGGTAGTCATATAAGACATAATTAAGTACATTGGAGCAATTGTTGGAATAATAAGAAGAAAAGATATAATTAATGTATGACTAATTGCTTTTAGTATCGCGTCTTTTACCATGAGTTTTTCTAAGCTTGCAAATATTTTGTCAATTATCTCATTTTTGATGGTTTCGTCAATGAGTGTTTTTGCATACATGGCTGTAAAGTATATGCAAAGTCCAGAATTTGAAAGGACATTGAAAAACAAGATTATGGGAAGTCTGGAAAATAAATTACCAGATGTAATGAAAAACACTTTGCCAGATGTTACAGGACCATCTATTCAGCTACCAGAGCCACCCAAAAAACAAATGCAATTTGTAGAGTAATGATTTTTAGTTTTTTTAAAAAGCTTATAAAATATTATGTTGATAAATTAATTCATTGGTTGCGTATGAAGAAATTTAATATACAACTTGATAATGATATAAAAAAATATCACGAAGAATTAGATAAAAAACAAAAAAAACCAGAAATAAAAGAAGTTGGAAAGTTTGGGGAGGAAGGCTGGTCAATATCTATTGGAAATATAGAAAATGGAAATACCAAGAATTGAAATACCGCAGATAAAAATAAAAGAAATATATATTCCTAAAATAAGAACATGGGAACAATATCCAACAACTTTAGATATTATTGACAAGCCAAAGCTTGATTATCCTGTTGTAAATTATCCAACTTATGAGGCTTTAGAATATCACCCTGACAAATTCATCCCAACAGACCCTGTAAAACAACCAGAACAACCGAAACCAGATATACCACAACCGCCAGAATATAAATCAAAAACCAAAAAAGATGAAGAGTTTTTTATCAAATGTCCTAACGAGTCTAATATTCCTGTAGGGTCTTATCCCAATGAGCTAAGGCTGCAAATCGTCATAGGTCATTCAATCAAAAATGGTCAATGTTATGAAATCTACAGAGATTCAACCTTTGTTGAAAAATGGATTCCTAGCCCTCCTATTCTTGTTAGCACTTCAATTATTGCTGTTGCTGCGGCTAGTTCACCCATCATAGCCAATCTACTCAAGAACCTTATCAAGACTGCTATAAAAAAGTTAACAAAGAAAAAAAAATAAGCTAGAATTTTAAAACCCTATTCGCCACGGCAATGGATAGGGCGTCTAGGTGGGCAAGTTTAACCGTGCTTGCCTACTGCTTCAATTTGTGTGTATGAGGGATAACTTGGTTCATTTTAGGTTTACTAACAATATCTGAACAAAGCCCATAATAGTCACTATCTTTTGAGTACTCAGCCCCAGTAACTCTAAGCTCATGGCAGTTTTTCAATCTGGCTAATTCGTAGTTCAATCTGGCTGTCGATAATTGTTGCCGCATTATTTTTTCCTGAGTAGTCGCACTTTTAAGGCAAGCAGTTTGAAAACGCTTATCAAGTGGAACAGATATTGTTGCTGCTATACCAAAATTAAAAGAAGTGGCATCTTTGTTGCCGCTGTAATTTTCTCGATAAAAAAGAATTTCACCAGCATTTGTATAATTTCCATCATCATCTGTCGCTTCGTTGTAAACTGGCGTATGAAAAATGTAGTCTTGAGGACGCTTTATTGCAACCGAAGTTGTAGCAAATGGGCTGATTGATAGTGTTGCCCCAGAGCATTGAATACCAGCACCATAAGAATTTTCTGTCATAGGCCCTGTGAGAACCTGTGTGGCGAAGTTTGACACACTAGATGATGTATTGCTTTGTGGATTCGCTATTGTACTTTGATTGGCATAACTAGGCAGACAAGAAAAAAGCGTTATTAGTTGGAAAATATAATAGTGGTATCTGTAACCACCTCTGAACTTACTTGCCTTGTTATATCGGTTATAGATTCCAGCGATGGGCCTTTGTAAAATTCTGAAAACTGAAAGCTTTCGGATGTTTGCTGCCAGTTTGGTTTTTGATCCAGATTTAAGCCTGTCCATTCATAAGTAGTTCCC